ATATCATATTTTTTCTATTCTTCATCATATTCTTTTATATCTTATAATAGGAAAAAAATATGATGGATATATTATTTCTTTTCAAATATCTATAAAATAATATGATGAAGAATAGAGAAAAGAATAAGATAATGTTCTTGGATTTTATATATAAATTATGGATAGACTTATTACATCTTTTGTAATTTAAAACGCACAATTGGAGTTATTTAATTGAATGGATATTCTCTTTTCTTATAAAATTGAATATCTATATTCTCTCTTCTTCAAACATACCAATACGAATGAATTATTATACATTTCTATCGAAGAAAAATGAGAAGAGGAATAAACGACGAGGAAAAGGGGAAGAAATAAAACCTTATTATACAGATATAGAAAACACAGATTATCACGAAGTTGGTATTGATGAAGTTGGACGGGGGCCATTGTTTGGAAGAGTGTATGTAGCATGTGTTATTCTTCCTAAAATGGACAATTCTTTCCAATATTCACTTCTTAAAGACAGCAAACGCTTCTCTTCCGAGAAAAAATTATTGAAAGTCTATGAATATATAAAGAAACATGCCTTATCGTATTCCGTTCATTACGAAGATGAAAGAACCATTGATACTCATAATATTCTTGAGACAACTCTTAGGGCAATGCATAAATGTTTGATGAAATTATCCATTGAACCTAATTTCATCCTTGTTGATGGAGATAAATTCCGACCCTATAAAGACATTCCGTATCAATGTATCGAAGGTGGTGATGATTGGTACGCTTCCATTGCGGCAGCAAGTATCCTCGCGAAAGTCGAACGAGACCAATACATCTACAAGTTATGTATAGAAAATCCTTATTTAAAAGTCTATTATAAAATAGATAAAAATAAGGGATATGGAACACGAGATCATTTAGAAGGAATACGAACTCATGGCATTAGTCCATGGCATAGAAAATCATTCGGTATTTGTAAAACAACTCCATTACATGAATAATTTAGGCAGAACACATGACACAACCCTCTTCCTCTTCTTTGACTTGATGATTATTTTTATTCATCTTAGGATCAATAGTGAATTGTTGTGCTGCTGCCTTTGCCTTAGTTCGTAAATAATAAATACCCGTTTTTAATCCCTGTTCCCACGCATAGAAGTGCATGGCAGTGAGTTTATTATAACTTGGAGTATCCATCCACAAATTCAAACTCTGACTTTGACAAATGTATCGCCCTCTTTGAACTGCCATTTGAATAATAGATTTCATTGGAATCTCCCATACGATCTTATACTTCTGTTTAATTTCCGATGGTATTTCTTCTATGTTTTGAATACTTCCTTTATTCAATACAATCTTATTTTTTACGTCATTCGACCATATTCCAAGATGGAACAATTCCTTCATTAGATATTTATTCACTACTACAAACTCCCCTGCTAATGTTCTTCGTAAATAAATATTACTTGTGAAAGGTTCAATACACTCGTTATTTCCCAAGATTTGACTGGTAGAAGCGGTTGGCATGGGTGCGACCAGTAAAGAATTACGAATTCCATATTGTCGAATTTCTCTCTTCAACTCTTCCCAATTCATCTTTCCAGTAGGGATATAGTGCTCGTTCTTACAATAAGAATAATCTTTATTCCACATATCGAATTGAAGAATACCTTCCGAAATAGGTGATCCTACAAAGGAAGAATACGCCCCCATTGCGTCGCCTTCCAACTTCTCCAATTCCTCCTTCGTAGGTCGTAACTTCTCCAACAAATTCAGATGTCTATCTTGAAGTGAGACCACCTTATATGTGTTTTCCCCATTATCATTTTCAGAAATCGTAAATCCTTCACCATACAACGCTTTCAATTCTTTCATTCCATCGTTTCTCTCTTTGGATATCTTTAAACTTTCTTCCAAGGATGCGTGATAAATAGTGGAAAAGATCTTATTATTCACTTCTCTCGAAAACTCCGAATCAAAGGGTACATTCATCAATGTAAAAGCATCTGCTAATCCTTGAACTCCAATTCCAATAGGTCGATGGCGCATATTACTTCTTCTTGTTTTAATCGTGGGATAGAAATTTCGATCAATCACTTTATTCAAATTGTATGTAATCACTTTTGTGACTTGATGTAATTTATCGTAATTAAATACGGGTCTTGTGAATTCATCGAAATCTTTATACCCTCCAATATATCTACCATTGACAATAATCTGTGGGAAGGAGTGTAACTCTTTTACGGTGTTTAACGTTCCATTCTCTACGTATTCTTTGTATTTTTCAAGGTCTGATACTTTTTGATAGATGATCATCATCATATTTGTTTTTTCTGCTGGAGTAGTTACTACCACTTCTTGATACTTTAAATTGTAATTTTTACATAGAAGTTTGGTTAAATCACAATACTTACATCCTTTTTTGCTATAAATAGTAATCACATAACCATCCTCGCCTTTAAAGAGTAAGTCATTCTTTTTCAAATTCTTAATATTTTCATTCATTTCTACAAACTTGGATAAACCAATAGACGCAAGATTACATACCGCGGTTTCATCTTTATCTGAATACTCTATGATTTCGGTACACAAGTTGGAAGACTTTATCGTACCCAAATTCTTCTGATTTGATTTGATATTACACGTATCCTTATACAACATATACGGCGTTCCCGTTTCAATCTGACTAGACAAGATTTCAAACCATACTTTCCTCGCTTCACACACTTCTCGTCCTCGACCTTCTCTCTCATACCGCTCATACAAACGAACAAAGTCCTCGCCATAGACATCACTCAATCCAGGACATTCATCCGGACACATCAACGTCCATTTCTTGTTTTCTTTCACTCTCTTCATAAAAAGATCGGGAATCCACAACGCATAAAATAAGTCACGTGCTTTCAACTCTTCATCTCCGTGGTTCTTTCTCATTTGTAAGAAATCGTGAATATCCGCGTGCCACGGTTCGAGATAAATCGCAAAAGAACCATTCCGTTTTCCACCTTGATTTACATATCGCGCGGTAGAATTAAAGACTCTCAACATTGGAACAATTCCTGTTCCTTTTCCATTTGTTCCGCGAATATGAGATCCATTTGCTCGAATATTATGAATATGAAGACCAATACCACCCGCCCACTTCGAAATATTGGCACACTCCTGAAGTGTATTATAAATTCCATTGATACTATCCGATTCCATCGCAAGAAGATAACACGAACTCATCTGAGGATGTGGTGTTCCCGAATTAAATAGTGCCGGCGTAGCATGGGTGAAATACTTCGAACTCATTAAATCATATGTCTCGCGGATCTTATCAAGGTTGTCTCCGTGAATTCCGATGGAAACACGCATCCACATATGTTGAGGTCTCTCCACAATCTTATCATTGATACGCATCAAATATGCACGTTCCAAGGTCTTATATCCAAAATAATCAAATAAATAATCACGCTCATAATCAATCATATCATTGATTTCATTCTTGTATTTCGAGACAATACGATACATTTCATCTGACACAAGAGGATGATGAACTCCATTCTTATCTATAAAATGGTATAATTTATCCACCACAACATACATATCACTCTCCGTATTTTTATGATGATTAGACACTAGAATACGAGAACCTAGTGTATCATAATAAGGATGTGAAGTAATCATAGAAGCACATTGTTGTGCGGTAAGTTCATCCAACTCCACCGTCTTAATACCATCATAGATTTGTTCGATCACTTTCATGGTAAGACTTGTGTAATTAATATATTGATTATCGGGAATTTCTAATCCTACATTACGAACACGGTTTAGGATCTTATCAAATGAAACCTGCTCTTTACGACCATCCCGCTTGATAACGTACATCTCGTTGTTTAGTAATGACATAGCTTATATTATAATTATCTATTTTTTTAATATCTTTAATTATTGTTATAATATATATGAAACAATCAATATTCCTTCTTATCATTCTTGTGATTTTCTTACTGGTTCTACTCGTTAGAAATATTCAACCACATTCTATTGAAAATTTCTTAAATCCATATAATCCAGGCGAATTTCCCTCCACCCAAGAACACGGAATATTAACCGACGTATTCCAAGCGGTTCCAAATCCTCAAGTGGGTATTAATCGATACAAAGATAATATAGCATCCTATCCTCGAAGAAAAATTGCATCCTTCGATACCGAAACGAATAATATTCAACATTGGGAAACACCTGACAATGGTCGTTGTCTTCCTGCCGAATTCTGTGGTTCGTTCTACTCTACATAAGTTTTTTAATACATTTCTTATTAATGATTAATGTATCTGTTTTGCGGTCATGAGGAACAATATTAATGACACATTTTGCCTTCTTCCCATAGAATGGTCGCGTACATCCTTTCTCTCTCTTACCTCCTCGGAATCGTTTGACTGTTCTTCGGTGTTTCTTCTTTCCAGTCGTACATCTTGAACGGAAATTCTCGTATCGATCACGTACATCCTCAAAGGTTAAATGTTTTTTCTTTCCCAACATCTCATTGACTAAATTGTGAAGATCATATATATATTTAGAGAAAGATGTTCTATCTTTTAATACTTCCTCTGTAACGGGCATTTTTTTGAAATTATTTTGGAGATTTATTCGACAATATTTACACGGAAGCACATGTTGTAATGAATACAGAAAATTCCTATACCTTTCTTTATCTTCTTCCGTAGGATTATTCGGATAATTAAAACTAATGGTATGAATGACGAACCAAAATGGGGGTCCCCAAACGTAGGTAAGAAATCCATCATTACTTACATAATCAATATCCGAATACACGCGGTTTTCTCGTTTCCTTGTTCTCATCCAAATACTATATTATATAAAAACATAATATTTAGAATATTCGTTGTTATTACAGTGATATTTTCTCTCGTAATTCTATAATACTATGTTCGATACAATGAAGAATGCTGCGTCGGGTTTAATGGGAAATAAGAAAATCATCATTCTTTTAGGTGTTACAGTTCTATTTATTATTATCGCTATTTATCTTTACAACAACTATATTTCACCACGTATGAACCCAGCCTACGTCTCCAATAAAGAGTTTGTTAGAGNTTCTGATGAAGAGGNTGAGGATGCCGAGATCTTCCTCTTTTATACTGAATGGTGTCCCCACTGTAAGAAGGCGAAACCTATTTGGGCGAAATTAAAGGAAGAATATGATGGTAAGAGGGTGAATAATCACACCTTGTATTTCCGCGAAGTGGATTGCGAGAAGGAAGAGGAATTGGCAGATAAGTTCAAGATTGAAGGATATCCTACCATTAAGCTGTTAGTGGGAGACAAAGAGATCGAATATGATGCTAAACCCACTGAGGAAAATATCCGAGAATTCATTCATTCGTCGCTTGATTAGATAAGTAATATACTTGACCGTATTTGTATCCTGTATCCAGTGAATTCTCTCGTGTTGTCTTTTCTTGGATAGTATCGATTAAAGCATCTACTGAAAATCCATTGGTTGGTATAATTATTTCATTCACTCCTTTGACTTGTTTTTTAGTTTGTATTCTATCAATAAGTTGATGGATTACATAAATCCCGAAATTCATAATATTATCTTTTGATGATTCGTGTTGTTTTTCTGGATTATGAACCTGAATTCCCAGAATAGTTTCCACTTTCGCACTTTCCTCTTTAAAACATTTATAGACCGGATAATTATCCTCAATACCTCCGTCTAAATAGTAATCACCGTTGTATAAAAGAGGTTGAAATACGACTGGAATACTACATGACATATAGATTGCATCAAGTAAAGGTAATTCCGGATGAGAAAGGTAATCAATACATACACATTGATTTTTATTCACATTATATACTATTATACAAAGCTTAATCTTTGAATAATTGTAAAATTCCTTCAATGTGATGGTAATATCCAAATCAACTGTATTTAGAAGTGGTTCCAATATACTAATAAAAAAGGATCGATCCAATAATCCCTTTTTGTAATAGGAATTAATCAATTTGTCGGTTTCTACACAAATATATTTGTGCCAAGGTTTATGAATGAAATATTCCTCGATATCTTTCATCGGGATTTTGAGAGAAAGGATAGCTCCAATAAGCGAACCTACAGAGGTTGCATATATAGTTTTAATTTGATGAATAGTATAGTATTCTACTTCGGATAAGTATTTTAATACTCCTAATTGGTATAATCCGAAATAACTTCCTCCGGATAATACAAGATGTTCGATCATTTTTAGTGTTTCCTATGTTTATTTTTTTATATATTTTTTATATACTTCTTTATAATGAGTATGTATATAGAAAATCAAGAGAATGAATACATTGATTTAGATGAATTATACCATCGAAAAATAGAAATTGAAAAACATCGGATTAGTATTTATAATAAAATATTAAACCGGATTCATAATCGAATTAAATTAACTTCACGACAATATGTAAAACAACAATACATTTTCTATATTGTGCCCGAATTCATTATTGGTCTTCCTACCTATGATATTACAGAATGTATTTCGTATATTATTCAGAAATTAATTGATAATGGATTTTTCATCAAATATACTCATCCAAATATGTTATTCATTTCTTGGACGCATTACATTCCTCAGTATGAGAGAGAAAAAATTAAAAAGAAATATAATATTAAAGTGGATAAATATGGAAATGTCATTCAAGAAGAACCGAAATCCATTCTGAAAACAGAGACAAAGGTTTCGAAAACATTAAAAGAAAGTAAATTCAAGGATATTCTCGAATTCAAACCCAAAAACATTTATGAAACCGCACTGGAGAAATTGAAACATAAACTTGATTAATCCTCACTATCATAACTATCTTCTTCTAATTCAGAATGGAACTCAAGTTCATCATCACTGTTATCATCATCTACAATAAATCCATCTTTTAAATATCCACCCTTCGTCTTAAATTCGTCAGGAACATCTTCTAAATCATCCTCTGATTCATCGCTTTCATCATGAATATCCTCAAACCCCCCATATAACTCTTCATAATATCTTTCCCATTCTGGAATATCCAAATCTTCTACATCTTCAACTTTCGAAGAAGAGGAAAGCGTAACACACATCGTTCCATAATAAGTATCATGATCTAATGGAGGAGGCAATTCAAATTTATTCAAGGTATTCGATTTACCTACATCTTTCGCAAACAAGTGAATATAATACCCATTCTTGAGTTTCCAAGAGTGACGCTTACAAAAGGCATCTGAGGATTTCAAATTACATTTCTTATATAGCTCATCCGTTTGGAAGGATTTTACATTTTTCCTCTCGGGGGCACCATACTTATTAATCAATACAATCGTTGGCATCGTTATTCTTGTGTATCTTTTCCCTATTTTCTTTAAATCAATTTTATTTAGAATTTCGTTTTACTTTTAAATATCAAATCATTTTTATATATAAGTATATGTTGTTCGAGTTATTTTTTTATTCATTATTATCCTTTATTATTATTTATATCGTTCATTATTTGTATTATTTTTTAAAAGATAATTTAACCACACCCAAAATTAAGGATTTGGTCGAACGTCCCACCATTGAATACGATAAGATCTATAAAACATTGTATCAAGAAGTTCAACAAGATAAACCTGAAGAAGACGAAACAATGAAAAATGAATTGAAGAATTACCTTACGAAACTTCAGCATACGAAAAAAGAAGAAGTAAGTGAAGTCATGCCTTCGAATGAATATACAAATTGGTAAAACAATATTAAAAAGATAGTTATAAATTCTATATAATGAAACGAATTCCAGTGAAGAAACACATTCAAAATGTTCTATGTAATCATATACCTTCTTTAGAACTTTGTAATGATTATATATATCATCATAAAGTTCATACTCTAAAATATATTGAATATAGTAAGTTTATTCCAAGAGGAAAACATTTGTATATATGGTTTAAGCATAATTATAGTCGAAACATAAATCAATGTTATCTTTTATCCATTAAAAAGAAGAAAGTCGTTCATATGGAAGAAATTCAGATTTCATTTAATAAATTTCTTACACTTGGTTGTGGAACGATGTTTCACGCAATTGAAGTGAAGGAAAACTCTTTTGTTATCCAAGATATTCTATATTTTAAAGGAGAACCAATGAATTTGCTTCATTATCGAATGCGTCTTCAAAAGATATTATATACACTTGAATATGGTATCCATGAAAAAAGATTTTTCACTACGTATCAACGCCCGAACAAGGTCTCTATGAAACAAGTTCAATTACCTTATGAAGTCTCTCATGTAGAATATGTAAGTCAATCAGGTGTTTCTTATTTAGTAAAAGTTAAATATCAACCTATGAAAAATCAGTATATTATCACAGCCGATCTTCAGAATGATATTTATCATATGTATTCTCTCTCGAATAAGTATGTTGGAATTCTGAATATTCCTGATTATAAAACTAGTTGTATGATGAATTCACTTTTTCGACATATTCGTGAAAATGATAATTTAGATTACATTGAAGAAAGCGAAGATGAAGAGGATTTCCAAAATATATCTGAGGATAAATATGTAAATACAAGCTTGAAATATGTATTTGAATGTGAGTACCTTCATAAATTCAAGATGTGGAAACCTATTCGTAAAATTAAATCTTTATGAGATAATTGTTTCTTTCCTTATATATATAATGAGTTACGTTCGACACGATGGTGGATATACACGGTTCAGAGATAACATTGGACGTCCAGATAATAACCAAGTGAATACAGGTTCTACGACTGGTCAGATCTCGGGATATTCTCCTATAGAACAACCTAATTCTGATTTTGACGAGGTATATGCTATGAATCGTCTTCCTCAGAAAGGAGGTAACCGTCCCTATGGATTTAAACACGACGATAGTATGTTGCTCGGAACGGCAGGGGGCGGTCCCTTTATTTCTGTAGAGAGAACAAATACATGTGGTGGACAAGTAGCAGATACAAATATGAATACTTCTTTAAATCAACCCTCTGTTGCTCTTATGAAGGGTGGTGCTAAGAAGACACGAAAAATATGTTCTGATGTCAAGAAGGTTCAAGACTTTAGTCAAGTAAAAGAGTTCTGGAAGATGATTTGTCCCGGTGCAATTATGATCTATAATAAATATGTAGATAATAATGATATTACACCAGCAAAGAAAAAGAAGTTCTTACAATTATATACTACTGCGTTTTGTAAAGAAGTTGATGCTCTTCAAAGTAAGAAAGTGAAAATTATAGAAAGTAAATTGAAGATGATGAAGAAGTATTTCGAAAAAGTTCGCAAAACACTGTGTAAGATAGTAAAGAAGAACGATCAAAAGAAAATGGTAAAAGAATTACGTGTCATTGAGGACGGTCATATCAAGAAGGTAAAGGAACATTTGAAAGAAATCAAAGTTCAAACTAAGAAAAAGAAAAATAAACAAGGTCATCGACGAACTCTACGTCAACGTGGTGGTTCTGCTCCTGCATGGTCGAATGTTGCTTATTCCTCTACGATGGTTGCACCCTCTTCTCCTATGTTTCCCCGTGAAAGTCACCTAGGAACTATTCCACATACAAGAGATATGATTAACGATTGTCGTGATAATTACAATCATTTTGAAGGTCGTTGAATAAATTCTAATACTTTATTTAATTTTGGAGGAGGTTTAGTTTCAGAATAAATGAGAGTATTCAATATATCTCTCCAACTTTCATAGAGAGACAAAAAGTAAGGATCCTTCTCGTGAATAGAAGGTTGTAATTTCCGTATTTCTTCATAGAATTCCATAATTGAATTCAAGTGTTCTTCTTTAAAATACAACGTGCATAATCTTGAGACTGTATCGGTATATACTTGAATAGATTTTTTGAAGTACATACTATTTTCATCCGAAATAATAGTATTCCATTTCTCCGTATTTAGATTATGAATAGTTTTTTTATACACAAACAATACTGCGTCTGTTGGTGTCATTTTCAAATAGGTAGTTTTATCCCTCTTTAAACGACTTACAAATTCAATGTAGTAATAAATACCTTTCTGAGTATGTAAAAAAGTAAGTTCTTTATTCTTTGTATATAAAAATAGTGTAGAATAAACACATTCTATCATAGTCACCCCTTTTAAGAATACATATATTTTGAAGTTAATATCCTCAATGGATACCTCTTTATCATAGATCTCAATATATTCTTGAAGTAATTGTATGTATTTCTCAAACAAATCACATTCTTCTTCTCTTGTCAAATGAGTAGAGAGATAATTATCAACATTCGAAATATCCGCCATTATATTATAAATATATATTTATGTATTTTCTTATATAACTATTTAAAGATATAAAATAAATAAGTATATAAAATGAGCGATAATGATAAATCGAATTATAAATTGCCTTCTAATTTATCGCTTCAACATTGTTCGCGTCTAGCAATCATTGAAGACAAACCCATTATGTTAGATTACTGGGCGGAGTCATGTGATAAGAATGTCTTGATTGGTGTTAAGGAATCTGGAGAGAAACTTTTGGTAAAGAGTGAAGAAGAATACACAAGTCCAATTGCCAAGATTTACAAGGTGGAAAGTGAATACATTATTATGACGGAGAATTCCATTTACCTTGTTTCTAATGATATTTCAACTAAGAGAATTTCTTAAAGAATTTCTTTTATTTTTTCTTTTTGTTCTTCCGTTAATGTTAGCGGAAATTCAATAACGAATTGAATGATTAAACTCCCATACGCATTATTTCTACGAATTCCTAGATTTCGTATTTTCTGTTCGTAATTGGGATGAATCACTTTAATATTATTATTAATCTTATACTTCTTACCATTCAAATGTTCAACCATAAATTGAAAGCCACATAGACTTTCTTTCAAGGTAAGTTTCTTGGTGTAAATAAGATCCAAGCCGTTTCGCTTGAAATCTGTATCATTCCGTATCTTAATAATAACTTTTACATCCCCTTGGCGATTATTATCATAGATATGACCTTTATTCTTTAAGAGAATAATTTCCCCATCATCAATCCCTGCGGGAATAGTAATGTAAATTATTTCCTCTTCCTTCTCCATCGTATTCTGAACTTGAACGTTTCGTATAATTTTAATAGGATGTTGTGTATCTTCAAAAATGTCTTTTATATTAATTTCAACCACAATAGTAATGACTGATGGTTTGGATACGGGTTTTCCATTCACATACACTTCAAAATTCCCATTTCTTTCGAACAGATTACGAAAGATTCCTTGATGTTCTCTCTGAAACATAGAGAATATATCATTCATATTTGGCATTTCCATATTCGATATTCCAGATACTTCATTATCATACTTTCTACGTGTATCAGCATTCGATAACACACTATACGCTGTTGATATTTCCTTGAATTTATTACTATCCCCTCCTTTATCGGGATGATATTTCAATGACAATTTACGATATGCTTTTTTAATTTCTTCAAAAGTTGCGTTTTTTTCTACTCCAAGAATTTCATAATAAGAACTCATATTTATACTTTCTTTTTATATTTATATAATTTAAAATCATATAAATATTTATAATAATTATCTAGTAATGAACATTATTGACAAGTATGAACCCATACATATTGATGACCTACTCATTGAACCTTCCTTGAAAAAGATATTAAAAAACTTTATATCTAAGGATAGAATTCGCATTTTATTCTATGGAAATAATGGGTATGATCATTCCATTATTATGAATGCGATTATGAATGAGTATTATAAAGAACGTATTCGAGAAGAAAATATATTTCATATTGATACAATTAAAGAACAAGGAATTAATCAACTTCGAGGAGAAATTAAGACCTTTTGTCATCGCACCTTACGTAAGAACAACAAACGAATTATCGTCATTGACAACATTGAATTACTTACCCAACAAATTCAACAGATTATACGAAATACATTAGATACATATCCAAATATCCATTGTGTTGCCTCGTGTTCGACACTGAATAAAGTGATTGAAAACATTACATCCCGATTAATTCCAATTCATATTCAACGTATACCAAGAGAGAAAATATATGAATACATTGATCGAATACAAAAGAATGAAGGATTAGAATTAAAAGAAGAGTATATAAACACCTTAATTACATTATCTGACGGTGATATTGATTTACTTAATCGATATCTTGAGAAATTATTTCTCTTAAAGAAGGATATTTCATTCACTTCTGAAAATATTAAATCCATATGTAGTACTATTAGCGAACATACATTTGACGAATTTACAAGAGAATGGTATATTAACAAAAATATTACACGAAGTATTGAAATTATTCATACTATATATAATTATGGATATTCAGTAATTGATATTTTAGAATATTACTTTTATTATGTGAAATCACGGTGCGATATTGAAAATGATATAATCTTTCAAGTATTAAAATTACTGACAAAATACATTTCGATATTCCATACTATTCACGAGGATGATATTGAATTACAAGTTCTATGTTATGAGTTATGTTCTCTCCAATAATTCATTAGATTGGATATATTTACACAAGATAATAGGTGATTGGTATATTTGTTGAACAGACATTCGTGCGAACCATTGGAATTTAATACGTCGAAGAATTTCATCACTAGGAATATATATTCCATAGAGGGGATCAACAAAATCAATATAAGAAGTTCCAAGCAAATGATCTATATAGACGGGTTTATGTTTCTCCGTTAAAACACCCAATTTCCGAGGTTCAATCATCTTCATCTTACCTTGTTTCACCTTCTTGTATAAAAGGCGATCAAATGAGCCATCAATCAATTGTTCGTGTGTGTAATCACGTGAAATCAAGTATTCTTTCTCTTGTATCAATTCCTTTATGACAGGATGGTTTTTAGTAGTTCCAATCATCCGAGGATTCACAAAGACATTCGTTCTCTCACTCACCAAAGTTCGAGAAATAGAAGCACCTACAAAACATCCAGTTTCTTGGATGTATGTGTCATACAGTTCCTTCATAGAAGAGAGAGACAAATAACTTGGTGGAACAAGGAACCCACCGTATATGTAGAGAACTTTATATAAGGCAAGTGATCGTATATATCCTCGCACTGGTTCAGGTATCTTATCCAGTTCAATATTCCACCCATTAATCAGTTTCGAAAAGGAACTGTCTTCAATCATACACACGTTGAAATCATGATGACTATGTTTTAGAATACTTTTTATGGTAAGATATAAATACGGTTGATTTAGGTCAGTTGTATTTCTCGACCCGAAATTAATCCACTTTCGTGCGTTTATTTCGTGTTCTGTATGTATCCATAAAATAGGTTTATTATTATCAATGTCGGGGTTCGCTTCTCTCTCATTCACATCATGAAGAAGGAATTCGTGGATTAATTTTTCATCTGTGTTTATCTCTTCGATTTGGATATACTTCTTATAATAGTTCCCAAATAAAGAGAGGGCAATAAAGATAACAATCAATAATGAATACGATAATTTCATATATATAAACGGGATATTTATTTTAGTAAATAACGATAAGAATTTATAATTTTATTCTTTTCTTCAATGCTTTCCATTTCCTTATACAACTGGAAGGCACGATTCGCACTCATTTGTTCCTCTTTTTGTTGTCTCTCTAATAACATCTGATTACTTTCCTCATCCGTGGGAATATATACCTTCTTCGACCGTTCGCTCTTATAACTTTCCAAGTTGGATGGATTTCGATTTGGATCTACCATATCTTCATGGACGGGAATAATCGTCTCGGTATGTGCCTTCTTGAGATCCTCATATGGTAATTTCGAGAACAATCCCGAGGAATACTCTACTTTACCTTCTTGAACCAGCGATGTTCCATTTTGAGATAATTCACCTAAATCATAAATATGGTTCTCAACAAGAACACCTTGATGTTTCATTAGTTCTCTCTTCTTTGTATCGAAATAGGTTCTCATATCCCGCTGATTTGCCACCGTAGTCTCGTGTTTATCTGCCTTGGAACGAAACCAATCATCATACGCGTCATCTTGTTTATCCTTGATTTTATCAAATATCTTATTGAAATTCTGATTAAATTGTTCTACATCCTTATGTTTCCGATAATCCACTTTCAAGTTCTTATCCTTATCATACGTATCCACTGCCTTTTCATATTGGATATTCACATCTCGAGAGGAACTTTTGTTTTTGAAACTGTATATGTATTTGAGTTGTTTAAAAGCATTTGAATAATATAAAAAGACGCTACTATCAAGACCCGATTTGTCGGGATGAAGCATTAATACTTTCTTGTATGCCTGTTTTAATTCCGGTTCTCCAAAATTATAATTCACATTAAAAATACGTAGAATATCTTTTATATTATGATCTCGTGCTTCAAATTTCTTCATTTTCTCATTCATATAATAAAGAATAGAAATAATTATATGTATGATAAACTCAAAGTTGTGAAAACCATTGTTCTAATTTCTTATAATCCGAACCAATAAAAGAGTTGTCTGGATACCCATCCTTGAAAGAGAGAATTGTAGGAACACTCTTTACACGAAGGTGAGAGATAATATCCCGATCAGCGTCGAAATCCACATGAATATAGATAATCGACCTTGTTCTTCCTAATTCGTTCATATATTTGTTAAAGAAGGGAACTATCTTCCGACAAGGACAACACCAAGTTGCCGAACATTTGACAATAATAAGTTTATCTTTGTGTTGTTGAATTAAGGTCTTGAAACTACTTCGATCTTTGGGTGCTTCTAGATTTTGAATCATATACTATATTGTATATATTATTTTTCTTGAATCAACGAGTGGGAGGAGAGAATTTCTTCAATTTGCGAAATCGTCAAATCATCACTTTCTACGTGACATTCCCAGAAATATCGACAGTACGCCCATACAAAATGGATGGAAGAGTCTGTCTTTTTGTAGGATTTCATAATATCTCTTACATGCATAGGAAGAAGAGAATAGGAAGATATAGGAAGAACATAGGAAAGAAGTGTATAGGGGTGGATCGGATTATATTTTCTCTCGAGTAATTCACATTCAAAGTGAGGAATAGAACTACATAAGTCGGTGAGAAGAGGAGCATACGCATAGGGATAAAACCATCGATATTCTTTACATCCTTGTGTGTAATAAGTGTGTGTCCACTCCAATCCTTCCATATACGAAATACATATTTTCTTGATATCTTCTTTCTTAGAAGTATGAAACAAAGTCTCATAATATCGTTTTTCCCAATTCTTCATACTTGGATTGATATATCTCTCATAATCTCGATGTTGAGAAGGAATGAAATTTATTCTCTCTTCCACGGTAAAAGGTGTATGTGTATGTTTTCGTTGAAGAACCTTTGTTTCCTCTATCAACAACTTCTCTTCCATACCTCGAATTTCTTCTAAAAACATACGAACATTTCTCCATTGAATATGGTTCACTCTCGAAAACGTAAAATGTTTATCACGACCTTTCATCTTTTTATACGTATCCATTAAGAGTTGGATCCCCGTTCGTCGAATATTAATAGAAGGAAAATGGGGCATAAAATCGTTTCCTAAAAAGTAAGACATAAACACATAATCATTAATCACACCCTTCTTTGGATCCTTAGGAGATAAAGTTTCAGAAATATTCTTAGAAAGTTGCTTTATATCCAGAAAACATAATTCTTCCTTTGAAAACTTCTCATCTAAGACATTGTTATAATTAGGATTTTCACGACATAAATAAATGTTTTTCCTACTATAAATATTTTGTAATGAGAGAATAATTAGATCTGCGTCTAACCCATAAATGGATATGGTATGATTTCTATCTTTCTTCTTAATAAATGAAAAGAGTTTATGTTCGCCTTCTCCAATCTCTTTACTACCGGATATATACATAGGGATAGAGTAATTTTTAAAATACGATACCAAGAAATTATCTAAACCCGTCATAAATTTTGTTCCTGGTGTAATACAACATGTATCAAATTCACTAGTTTTATTTGTTAATTCTTTAATTAAAATGGATTTATACCGTCGTTCTTTTTGTTGAGTTACTTTCGCAAGGGGTGGAATTCCATCAAAAGATATATATACCAATTGTTTGGGACATATATATTTTATATATTCATCTATTTTTTCACATACAAGTTGATAAATACGCATATAGTCTTGTTCCTTAGAATTATAAATTACATCGTATATAATAGAATTACCATCCAGATAGAACTCATCAATAGTTCCTACTTCTTCACGGGATTGAAAGATTTCGTTATGATTGTTGCTAACATAATTAAAATAACTAGGAATTCCCATAATATATGTATTCTATCTATATCTTTATATTCTTAACCTTATAATACGAAAAGGAGAGAACGAAGATATTCTCTCTCTATATAAAGGATGAAAAACACAAAGTCGGAATGGATTCGATTATTTAGCGATGATAAATTATTATATTATAAAGATTTACTCTCAGAAAGCTTGAATGTCTATCATTATTATAATAAAGTTAATATTCTTGATAATTTCACTTTACAAGAAATATATAAACGTGTCGATCATGTTCTTCTTATCTTAAATACTATTCAACAAGGTGGAAATGAAGAAGAGATATTAGAAACACTTCAAAAGATTAATGATGAGTTTTCTACACTGTTTCAAAAATATGGGTGTAAGAAAATACATGATTTACTTACTATTTTATATGGAAAGAATTACTCAGTCCATATTCAAGATACGAAGAAATATAATGTATTAAATAAATATTTCTCTCCCACACAGTATACTATTTTGAAATGGACGGAAAAAGTCTATCCAAGAATAGAAGAAGAATTAAGAGAGAAAAATACTATTCTACAAGATGAAGATATGATAAACTATTTTCCATCGTTGGAATGTTTTGATATTGGTAGAAAACAAAATTCCTTTATCTGGAAAATCTATGGACTTCGTGTGATGATCCATAATCATGAGAAGAAGAATACACTTTTCATTGATGGGATCCTTGAAAATCCGATTTTGGATTTATTACCTTATGAATACATCCATAAGAAATTAAATAAAATTACAAAATATGTGAGAGAGAAAAATATAGATCGTTCACTCCTAATTGAATCTCTGACATTAAAGGATATTCTCTTGTATTCTCTCGATGAAATGTATAAAAAATATATAGGTATTATATCTTACTCGAAATATATATACAACAAAGAAATCACTACCATCATACGCGAATTTATGAACGAAACCCTCTACAACAAACGGAAAACCATTATCTCCTTCATCCTACAACAAGACAAAGTAGAATACGCACACTTGGCGTATATGCTGTATGATTTACTTACAAAAGATAGTGAAACTTATTATTCCTTGAATGAACAATCGATGTTATACAATTCATTCAGTTATGGAATAAAAAAGCATTTTAAACTCTTAATGAAAGATACGATTGATTATACAAATAGATTAATGTATGGTGATATTACAGAAATTCCATTAGAACAACAGATTTGTTTATTGAAAGTCTCTGAAAATGTAAAAGAGAAGGCAATATCAAAATTAAAAGAAGTACGTTCGAAATCGGAAGAAAGTGCTTCCAAAGCACGTCAATATTTAGAAGGATTATTAAAGATCCCTTTTGGGATATATAGGAGAGAGAAAATTCTTACCACTATTGAAGAAATCAAAAATACATATCATACGTTATTTCCATTATTGAAACAGTGTGAATTCTCTTTTAAGGATACAAAGGAGTTCAATATACTGGATATTCAATGTGATCTACGTGAATGGGGTGAGAAAATAAAACACTATGAAAGAGATTCCATAGATCATTGTGTGGAATGGTTGAAGAGAGAAAATCGCCGTTCACTTCTCTCATTATGTAAGTTAATTAATCAATTCATTCGAGATAAATCACTTTCCTTTTCCCATATCTATCACTCGAATAAAAACAAGGCATATTTATACGAACATATTCATAAGTTTATCCATATGTATAGTGAAGATAAAATCGTATTATCTGAGTTTTTCGATTTCTATAACAAGCATACCTACGCACCTTTCAAAAAGATCAATTTACTATCTCATAATCTACAGAAGATGAAACAAGAAATTCACAATATGGAAGAGAAGCAGGAAGAAATACATACATATTTAAGACAAGTTCGACAACATCTTGATCGTTCAGTTTACGGTCATACAAAAGCGAAACGCCAATTAGAGCGGGTAATCGGTCAGTGGATTACGGGGAAACAAACAGGATATTGTTTTGGATTTCAGGGACCCCCTGGGGTGGGGAAAACATCCCTCGCAAAAGATGGATTATCGAATTGTTTACTAGATATAGATGGTAAAAAACGCCCTTTTGGATTTATTGCGTTGGGTGGTTCATGTAATGGTTCCACCTTAAAAGGACATAATTATACTTACTTAGGTTCTACATGGGGTCGAATAGTGGATATTCTAATGGAAAGTAAGTGTATGAATCCCATTATCTTTATCGATGAGTTGGATAAAGTAAGCAATACAGAAAGTGGAAAAGAAATCATTGGTATTCTCACGCATATGGTGGATTCTACTCAGAATAAACAATTCCATGATCGATACTTTAATGGGATTGATATTGACCTTTCTAATGTGTTATTCATTTTCTCATATAATGACCGAAATAAAATCGATCGTATCCTATTGGATCGAATTCACGAAGTGAAATTCTCTAATTTAACTCTTGACGAAAAAGTAACGATTGTATATGACTATATATTACCCGAACTATATTCCAAGATTGATTTACATAATACGATTGAATTTCCAAGAGATACCATTGTCTATATCATTGAAAGATATACCAATGAATCGGGTGTTCGGAAATTGAAAGAGTTATTGTATGAGATTATCAGTGAAATTAATTTGGAAGTATTAGAGAGAAAGAGAGAAAGCTCGAAAATTATTGTTTCTGAAGAGTGTATTGATCGTATTTATTTATCCGAGTATGATCCTATTTATATTCAAACAATAACTAGTGAGTCTAAAGTTGGTCTTATTCATGGATTATGGGCGAATATGATAGGTCAAGGAGGTATTATTCCTATTGAAACTTCTTACTCTCCCAGTAATCATTTCCTCGAGTTGAAATTGACGGGTATGCAAGGGGATGTAATGAAAGAAAGTATGAATGTAGCAAAAACTCTGGCGTATCATCATACTGCGGAAAGCGTTCTCTCTTCACTTCAATCTCATCTTAAAGAAAGAAATTGTCAAGGAATTCATATTCACTGTCCTGAAGGCGCAGTTCGAAAAGATGGACCCTCTGCCGGAACAGCAATTGCTGTATGTATCTACAGTCTTCTTAATCAACGTGCAATTAAGAATTTCATTGGGATTACTGGAGAGATTGATTTACAAGGAACAATTTCAAGAATAGGTGGATTAGAATTGAAAATATTAGGAGGTATAAAGGCAGGGATTACAGAGTTCATTTATCCAAAAGAAAACCAAACGGACTTAGATCGTGTGCTTAAGAAACACGATACAACACTATTTAAAGATATTTACTTCCACCCTGTATCCACCTTTGACGAGGTTCTCTCCCTTGTTTTTGTAGAATAAATAAAATCTATCACCATTATATATTGATTATGGGTATGGATCTAACAGCATCAAATCTTTTTCAATTCTTGACCTATATATCCCCTTTTCTATTGATGTTTACCTTCACACTGCTTGCATTTATGGATAATGAACCATTACGAGCAGTTGCGTATGTTGGAACGGTTATGATATCGACGGGTTTAGTAAGTCTTATTACTCTTGGAGAGAGAGACATGACTCCCACTAATCCATTATGTAATTTATGGAATGTTGGATATTTAAATAGTGGCGGCGTCCGTCCTTCTCTCTCCTTCTTCTTCATTACTTACACCCTTGTGTATATGATACTTCCAATGATCTTCTCTGGATATATTAACTGGCCTATCTTTGGACTCCTCCTGTTATTACTTGTTTCTGATGGGACGAGTAAATGGGCGATCAATAGTTGTGTTCCTTTCCGTAGCATAATGGTTGCGTTTATCTTAGCTCTAGTGACATCCACATTATTCACAAGTTTACTCTACTCGCTTCCATTTAGTGACAAACTCCTGTATTTCTCACATGTGCCGAGTAATAAAGTTCATTGTGCGAGACCTTCCAAACAAACGTTCAAATGCGCGGTGTATAAAAATGGAAAACTTATTCAAAATATAAATTAAATATATTCTGATTTAAATGTATATGAAATGGTATTCTGTTTTCTCTTTCTTGGGTTCTCTCTTTTCCGTTCTCTCTTCCCCCATTCCCGAACATTGTGATATTCTTAGTTTGAGTGGTGGAGGTTCCTTCGGTGCGGTTGAAATAGGTATTCTCGATGATTTACTCGAAAAAGAGGATATTCCTCGATATTATGATGTAATTACTGGGATATCTGCTGGTGGATTAAATGCTGCGTTTCTCTCTACGCATCATGATATCTCGAAATCAGTGAAGGCTATTATCCCAATATATAAAGAGTTAAAAACGTCAGATGTGTATAAACAAAGTTATTCTATCTTTAAAAAGTGGGGATGGTATGATACAACTCCATTAGAAGGATTTATTGCTCGTGTCTTAAACAATACAGTGATGATTCCTTCGATTCAACCTTCTTCTAAGAAGCGTTCTACTTTGATTGGTTCGACAAATTTAAATACCGAAAAACTTGAAATTCATCATTTTTATGTGGGAGATAATATTGATCGTAAAGTAGATATTTTGATGGCGACTACTGCTATTCCAATTTTATTCCCTCCACGCGATATTCGAGGTGAATTTCATGTTGATGGAGGGGTTCTTACAAATGAGATGGTTACTGAAGCATTATCGTTCAAGAAATGTAAAACATATGACATCTACTTAATCAATGCGAAAAATAAAAAGAGTATATCAAAAGAGATTACTGGTTTTACGAATTACATGAAAACACTATTCAGTGTGTTTATGAATATATTCGACAATGAATTGTCAAGAATCAATATGGTATGTATGTTTTCCAATACACGTCTTCATATTTATTACCCAAATACTACCGAACTCGAACAATTTAGTATTCTTGATTTCGATCATGGCACTGAATTATATACACTAGGAAAGAAACACTATTACAAGGTAGATAAGTATATTTGTTAATTACTTTCCTTCTTCTTTCTTGATTGGATATAGTAATAGCAATGATTGATGAGTTTTAGGATGGTTCGAAGAACTTGATCTCGTTTTCGTGAATGGTTGAAACTCTTCAAATTATACATTTTNCCATTATATACACGAGAGAACATCTTATATTTTTCATTTAGGTTATAAAATTGATACTTCTCTGGATACTTAAACTCAGGTTTATGTAGTCTTTTATTTACGTCATTATGAAAGTGAATGAAAAATTCCACAAGTTTTTGTTTCGTATCCAAATTTCTAGGATTGAGTTTATTAGATATATATTTTTTTGCGTGAGAATTACAAAATTCACATGGAAGTGTCGTACATATAATTTGTAAGAGATTACATATCAAGGCAGCGTTTAATGTATAATATTCTGCATCAATATGGAAACAAAACGTATGAATGAATTCCCATATTGGTTTTCCCCATAGGTTATTGCTCATTATAAATATAAATTATATAAAGATAATTATATGATTTATTTAATGAATAACAATGAATTCCAGAAGTTATTGTATTCAATGATCCATGAGAATAATGTTTCCTTAGAGAATATATGTTTAATCTCTCACGAACCTTTGGAAGATAATTCTATTGAATTGGAATGCGGTCACAAGTTTAATTATTCATCTATCTATGAATCAGTATATAAAGAGAAAAAAGGGAAAGTAAATCGATTTGAAAAGGATAAATTAAGCTGTTGGCAAATACGTTGTCCCTATTGTAGGCATATACAGAACAAATTATTACCACCACATAATGATTATAAGAATGTGTTGTATGTGAATTATCCTACTAAATATTGTATGAAGACAAACACTTGTATTCATACTTACAAGATAGGAGAAAGACGTGGAACTTTATGTAATGAAATTTGTGCGGTGAATGAAACGTATTGTAAAAAACATTCTAAATCATCAAATGAGAAGGTGAAGAAAGGAGGGTGTAAATTTATACTTACTCGAGGGAAACGTAAGGGGGAGATGTGTGATTGTAATGTATATAAAGAGGAAATGTGTAAACGTCATTATTATTCGGTGTAAATAATATAAATATATAAAAGTAAAGTATAGTATGGATGAGAATCAAAATACGCTAATTTATAATATTAAGAAGTGGTTGGAAATTGACAATGAATTGGGTGAATTACAAAAAAAGGCACGGGAACTTCGGAAAGTGAAGAAGATATACAACGACCAACTTGTTTCTATGATGAAGGAAAACGATGTTGATTGTTTTGATACAAAGACATGTAAGATCCTATACAAACAGACTAAGGTGAAATCCGGATTAAGTAAAAAACACTTACTCAACGCACTTTCTAAACTGTATCAAGATAATGAAACACAGGCAAAAGAGATAGTGGATTATATTTTGAATACGAGAGAAGAAAAAGTAAAAGAAACCATTCAAAAAATAAAGAGGTAGTTATATATATGAGAGAACACGACTTCAAAAGGAGGAACTCCCATACTTCTCGAGTTCGTATGACGAACCGTATCTTGAAGAAATACCCTGGACGTATTCCAGTGATTGTGGAACCCTATATGAGAGATAGTTCCATTCCTATTTTGGACAAGACGAAATTCCTTGTTCCCGCAGATGTGACATTGGATCAGTTTAAGGCAATCATCTATAAACGACTAGACATTTCACCATCGGAAGCAATCTACCTATTTTGTAACAATAAACTGTTATCTTCTGGAAATCATCAATTCCACTATATTTATTCATTCCATAAGGATAAAGATGGATTTCTGTATTTTTATTATTCTCTTGAAAATACTTATGGATAGGTATATATATATATGAATAACCTATATCATTATTACTATCATAAATTACACCGACCGAAAAGAAAAATGAGACAAAA